GACAATTTCCGGCGGCATTGACAATAAGGGATTACTTCAGTTCCCGCTCTTTAGTATTTTTTTTCGCGGCACAGAGTCAAAACGCAATGTAAAATCAGTTACAGGCGGGCATGTTGTTAAAGACGAAGTCGACGAGGCAAATCAGGAAAATCTTAAATTTGCCGATGACCGTATGTTGCATCAGGGAACCGATGCATTAATAACAGAGTTGTCGCAACCTTCTGAAGAGGACTACGGCATTGATGCGGCTTTCAAACAGAGCGATATGGAATACTGGTCGGTAAAATGCGGTTGTGGCAACTGGTGTTTTCCGGATAAGGATTGGCCTGAAAATCTGATAACCCGTGGCAATACCGTTTATTTCAGATGCATCAAGTGTGATAAAAAAATAAACATGGCAGCCGGGAAATGGGTTGCGGAGCATCCATCCCGGTCAAAGTTTCATGTTGGTCGTCAACACTCACACCTGATTTATGATATTATCCCCCCTGCTGAAATAAAGCGTCGGTATGAAACCGCCGTTACTTCGATTCAAAAGAAAAACTTTTCGATTTCGATTTTGGGCAAGGCTTACTCAACGGCTCGCACTCGTCCGGTTACTGATGAAGTTTTAAACGCTGCCGAGCGTGATTTCGGGTTTTTATCTGAGGCGAAATTTTCATATTTCGGTATGGACGTCGGGGATACCTGTCATTTGCTTTTTGGTGTTCCCGGTTCAGACGGGCGATCTGTGAGACTGGCTGCGCTCTACGAAATGCCCGCCGATGATGAAAGCGGGATCATTGCCCTGATGCACCGCTTTGGCGTTTACTCCGGGGTTATTGACGCCATGCCGTTTAAGACGCTGGCTAAAAATATCGCGCGGGCTTTTCCGGGGCGCGTTGCGATTAACTATTACAAAGGCGATACGCTGAAAACAGGTCACGAAGGCGAAGGGCAATATCAGGTTAAAAAAACAACGATTGATCGCGACGAGTCGCTTGATGAAACTCTTTCGCTGATTCAAGAAAGTGTTATTGATCTGCCATCGAAAAAACGTCTGGGCGGTATTGATCTGGTCATGTATGAGCGTTTTCGTTCTCATCTGAAACAACTCACGAAAGAACAAATTGAAAAGCCTGATGGTTCGCAGGTTTGGCGATATCGAAAAAATGTTGAAAATCATTTTGGAATGGCGTTAAACTATATGCGCATAGCGCGTGAAATATCTACGCTGGAAGTAAGTTCTGGTATTGATCCGATATTTTTTAAACTGGAGATTTAAATGAGTTTATGGAATAATATTAAACAATCTATTTTCGGTGCTCGGGTCGCCATTGGTATTGAAGCTCCCAACCAGAATAAACAAAAAGAAACCGAAATTTCTTTTGCCCGACCTTACCCTGTGGAATTTTTACGGCACATTGAGGAACTGGTTTTAACCACTCCCGATTTAAGCCAGGCGTTAAAGCGCAGTATTCAACTTGGAAATACCGGCCATAAAATCGAAGTTGAACTTTCTCGCGGCGATAGTCAGGCGGCGATTGATGAACTCAATGAACTATCGGAAACCATTTATGCCAATGGTCCAGGAGCTGATGGTCTGGTCAATGCCATGTGGCGGCAGATCATGATCAAGGGCGCTTTGTCTGTGGAGCTTGTTCCAGATATGGATCTGACTGCGATTGATAAGGTGGTTCAAATTCCCGTGGAGACGGTTCGATTTAAAATTGAAAACGGCGAAAGGCATATTGTTCAAAACCATATGGGCGAAGAATTGATGTTGAACCCGGCGCAGTATATTTACTTTCCGCTGTTCACCGACGAGAAAAGCCCGTACGGAATTCCCCCGTTTATTTCTGCCTTACAATCTATCGATACACAAAAAGCGTCTATCAACGGCATTGGAAAAATCATTAAGAAACTGGGTTTGCTTGGTTTTATTTTTGCCAAGATCAAGATTCCCTTTCGCGGTAATGAATCTGAAAATGAATATCATGATAAACTAAAAAAACGGCTTACTGATTTTACCAAGGGACTGCAGGGCAATGTTGAAAATGGCGCGATGGCTGGTTATGATGACACCACGCTGGAACATCATTCGGTAACGAACGACGCTCGCGGCGCGATTGATCTTTTTCGTGAAATTGAAACGCAGGTTGCCTCGGGTATCGACATTGACCCCGCGCTTTTGGGTCGCACTTATTCAACGACCGAAACCTATGCAGGGGTTGTGTATAATGCCTTTCTTGCGGCCAATAAAAATGTGCGTCGTTTGATTAAACGGGCTCTGGAGAAAACTTACAAAACACATTTGATACTGGCCGGTTACCCTGTTAAAAAAGTTCGGGTCACGTTTAACCCAGACCCGGCCTTAAACCCGAAACTGGAAGCCGAGCGTGAAGGAATCGAAATCGATAATGTCTTGAAAAAATATCAAGCCGGATTTATTGATATCGACAAGGCGGCTCAAGAACTTGGCTACGAAAAAGCCACGGGTAAGCCGATCACTCCGCAGGCTGCGAGTTTGTCTGAATTTTTAGATTTCGTAGGACTTGCCGAAAAAAAAAACCTTCCAATCTACCGTCCAAGATAGATGTTGAACAGCAAGCCCGCGACGCGGTCGATGAGGCGATCAAAGTCTTTCAGGAAACTTTTACCACGGAGTTAAATTCTATTCTTGGCGATCTCGAATCTGCTCTGGCGAAATCTCCGGATATTGAAACTGCCATGAAGGTTTTGGATAGCGGGATGCGTGACAAATTGCCCAAAGAACTTTATAATGCGCTAAAGCCATATTTCGTTGATGCCTGGAAACCGTTACTCAAGGGTAAGGGTGTAAAATCCCGGCATCAGGATGCGATGGAATTTTCCAAAAAATCAAATAATTACGATTTCGGAAAAATTTACAAAGATAATCGCACGGATTTGCAGAAAGCTATCGAAGAGGAATTAGCCGGTCGTCCTTCGGATGCCGCCGACGCGATGGGAAAGGCTGCCGCCGCGGCCAATAAAGTTAATAAGTACTTTTCGGAGGAACAACTTTTTAACCGATACAAAATGGTAGTTTCTGGCGCGGTCATGAAAGCTCGGAATTTTTCGCAGGTTTTAAGCTACGAAGAATTGAAATATACCGAAGTCGAGATCATTGCCATTCTGGATCAGAAGACTTCATCGATTTGCAAATTTATGAACGGTCGTAGAATCCAGATTACGACGGCAGCGAACTATGTGAAAGATTATATGAAGACTGATCCGGCCAATGTCACCGCAAGATTCGGCTGGCCGAAACGAGACACCGTCGGTCAGATGATGGGCAAGAGTACGGCTGATGCGGTTTCTGGTATGGGCGCAAAACTGCCGCCCTATCATGCGCATTGCAGAACGACTGTGGTACCGGGGTATACAGAGAGGGTTGTGAATCAAAATGGTAAAGCGCTCACTAATTTTCAAGAGCCAAGTTTAAAGGATGTTAGTCCCGAGGACAAAGACAAGGCTGAAAAATCATGGCAGGCGCGAATCAAAGAATATTCAAATTTGACGCATGATGAAGTTGCCGCCAAGATTAACAGTTCCCGGCATTCTCGTTTTGAGACAAAAACATTGGACAAGAAATATAGAAAACACGTAACCAGGCAAAACGAATTTCCGGGAATATCAAAAGAAGCATACAACGATCTTGCAATAAAAATACTGGATAAATTTGATTTTGTGTATATTTATAAATACTTCTCCGAAGATAGAGTAATGTTTTTTGATGAAGCTATTCATGCCGGAGTGGTTATCAATACCGAAAAAAATGTAATTGAAACTATGTTTCATTTCAGAGATGATACGAAACAAAAGTACGATAAAGAATATTTAAAACTATTATGAACATTACAAAAGACCATAAAGATGCCATTCTCGAAACCATTCAGGACGCACAGTCCGGAATGATCGATGAAGATTTTGAACAGGATTTGTTTACTATGGATTCTGTGAATGATAATGCTCTGGATATTCATCTTGTTAAAGCCATGGGCGACATTGTGAAAAATGAATACAGACCTATTCGTATGGTTGATAGTTCATGGCGTTGGGAAATGGTTTCTATTGCCCAGGGCGAGTACCCTCTTGAAAAACTTCCCGATCATGTGCGCGATCTGGCACAGGTTCTTTATTATCAAAACGTCGGGCAAAAAACATCCAAAACAGGTTGATATGAAACCAGCGATTTTCAGCCATTTTCAGGGGGTTTTCGCGCCCGTCGCCCATCGGGTCGGGAAATGCGACATAATCGCGTCTGCAACGCTCTGCAACGGGTTAGCGCGGATTTTACAAAGAAGTCGAACCCTGTTTTTCTCATTGGCGCCCTTCGCGAACCGCAGGTTAGCCGAAGGCCACTCCGCTCAGGGTGCGGAAAATAATTCACATTCGTCATTTTGTTTTTGCTTATCGATGACATTTGCATTGATAACCTTCTTGTTGATGCCAACAAAATGGTTTCTTCAAACTCACTTCTAAAAAAATCCCACAAAAAAAAATCAGGCAAAGTCGGCAGGGTCGGCATAAGCGGCAAGAGCGACCTTGCAATTTCAAAACACATGTGTTAAATTCACGACCAGATGAAGGGCTGGCGAGAACTCAAAAACGGAATTCAATTAAACGATAACGGTCAGGGAATCGTGAGTTTATTTAACTCGGGATTTTACATGAATGGCAAATCTATCGAGGGGGCTGTACAACTTGCAGCCGTCGCGCCCGTAACGGGCAAAGAAGATAATGGCCTGGAGTATGTTGATTTTCAATTCAGGATGCTCTCTGCGTCGTACATTCCAAATGCCGATCTGGATTTCAGCGAACCCGGTGTTCTTAAATCTGCCGTCAAAATGTTTGCGACTAAAATATACCGCAACCATAGAACCACGATTGAAGACTCCGTAGGGTTAACCCGGAATCCGGAGTTTGATGAAAGCAGCAAAATTCCCGGAGTAAATTCTACCTATCGATTTTACAAAAAGTTTGCCGAAGACATTATCGACAGACTCAATGTAAACGTAATCGATTCAACCAGCGTCGGGGTTAGATTCACATGGCGTAAATCTCATCCCGATATGGAGTTTGGAACTTTCGTCGACATGCTCGGGGATAAGGTCAATGGTGAAATTGTCCGGTTGATTGTTACGAAAATTCTATCAGTGCCAGAGGCGTCGATCGTATGGAGCGGGGCCGATTCAAACGCAAAGCGATTGTCTGAAAATTCAGGGAATCAAAATCAATTTAATCACGAAGAAATTATAAACCATGGAGAAGAAAATATGGGAAAAATCGAAGAACTCGAATCTGAACTTGGATCAACCAAAGCAAGTCTCAAAACTGTGAGCGCTGAAAAAGAAGACTACAAAACCAAATTTGAAAATCTTGAAAAAGAAAAAATTGCAAACGCGCCGCTCGTTGAAGCCGGCAAGGCTCAGGAAAAATCGCTGAGGGAAGACGCCGAGAAGTTTTATCGTCTGGCGTATGAGAAGCCGAAAGACGAGATGCTTAAAATTTTGCAAAGCGGCGATGTCGAGACTGTTAAAATAATGGGCGCCGATTTCAAAGAACGCGCTGAAAAATTGCACCCGGCAAAATGCCCGAATTGCAAATCCGCGCTAACAAGACAGTCGAGCAAGACTGATGATCTGAGTGATAAACCAGACATCAAAATTAAAACCGAAAATTACGGTTAAAAGCGGCTAAAAAGCATAAGGAGATATTATGAGTTTTGAAATAAATCACAGAGGTATTGGCCGGGACATTGGCCTGACCATGCAAGGTACCGGCATCGTTGTAGGTACCGATGAAGACAAGCCTGGTAAAATCAGCGCCAACAATACGCTGACTTTGGCCG